AAGTGCTGCTTTCGATCAAGTCTCTTTAGAAGAAAATAATTCTTTATTAGCAGTGAAAGATTGTCTCACCGACATAGTGAATAATATTTGTATAGACATTCCAGCTGACGAAGCTGTCGAATCTACAATGCCACAGGTTACCATCAAGGATGGTAACCTTTAGGTTCTATATCTCCGGATACTATGCCACAATCTAAGTCAAACATGACCAAATCTAAGAATTCTTATAAGAACCAAGATAAAAACCAAAACAAAATTAATAACCTATCACGACGAGTCAGTGGTGGGGATCGATCTAGACGTCCTAATTCTATCGTTAAAGGGACTAACGTCGGTAATCCAGCTTTCTTTCAAGCTCTTACAGACCCCTTTAACCCTGAGTCTTTGGGGTGTCAAGTACCTGATCCTTTCCCATTTCCAACTGAAACTTTCCATGTCCACCAAACTACTGTCTTGGGTCCTAACGCCGGCTTTTCCAGCCTCGGTGTTTTGTTACTCCCAAGTCCTGTGGTCTCTATGGTAGACTTAACTAGAGTAAATAATCTTGCCACTTTAGGTAAGAGATGTGTTCAAAATACGTCTATGACACAGATTGCCGCTTCAGCCACTCTTCCGAGTGACGCTTGTTACGGTGCTGTGACACAGGCTTCTGTTGAAACTATTTTCTCTACTTGGAGAGTCGTCTCCTGGGGAGTCAAGATTTCGAATTTACAGCCAGAGCTAAGCGCTACTGGTCGTTACTTTGTTTCTTACTTTCCTTGTGGTGATACAATGCCTACACCAATTGATATATCAGTTGCAACTACTTCGGGTATAATTACTCCGATGGTTAGTTGTAACCCTCTCTCTTTAGAATCCTCGGTGATCTTAGAGACTCCTACCGCTTTTGAGTTCACCGTCGGTGACTTGATGCGAGGAGATATCCAACTTGCTGGTATGTATACTAATTCAAACTTTTGGACTTTTAAATCATCAGTCGCTGATGGTAAAGCCGGTGTCCGTACTATTGGTGATGAACTCGCTGTCATCAATGCTACCGGTGTTTCTACCGCTTCATATAAGGACATTTCCCGCTGTGTAGGTGGCTGCGGTATCGTCATCTATGCTGAAGGTTTAGCAGCTGGGGTTCAAGCGAATCTCCAGATTGAAACAATCTATCACTTAGAAGGTACTCCCAACTTCAGCGGTCAAGCAAATAATATCTTAGTCCCCTCCGTGGGGAAGAAGGCTAATATTGGTACTTCCAATACTGTCGATATGGCTATGATAGCGGCTTCTCATATTTCAAATTCTGTCAAATTCCTAAAGGAAGGTGCACAGTTCTTGAATGAAAATAGAGCCGGTATTGCAGCTATAGGTCAGCAAGGTCGCCAATTCGTCAATAGTCTTTTATTATAATCATGATTAATTTCACAACAACAACAAACAACCACGTACGTAAGACCAACTCATCCATCGCTATTCTCACATTATTAAACAATAAGTAATTTTGAATAACAACAGGTTCCGTGAATAGTTTATCTATTCACGGGTTCCGTATAAGGTATCACACCTTATACGGAAGCGCTCAATCGCAGTAGAGCTC